CTGCGAGAGCATCAATATGTTCTAACGCAGGGTCCTTTGGTTGGGGTGGTTGTGGTCGAATTAAAATTTGATCAATATCTTTTACACCTAATGCTTCATACATATTTCTGTAAACTGCATACTGATTATGGATACTTGGATTAGAAGTTGCCAGCTGCAGCTCTGTTTGCGCAAGGGAAATACGCTGTGTTTGTGAGAAAATATTAGGGTCTGCAACTGGCAAGATATCTACACGGTCATCAAAGTCTTGTTGTTTAATCATTCTTTGACCACCAACTACATCGTATGGGTACTCTGCAGGTAGATAAAGTTTAAAAACTCTTGCTAGTAATTTAAATTCATTTTTAAGAGCTGCATAAATTCTTTTGTGAATAGCAGACATTGTTCTACTACCCCTTTCAAGCAATGCTACAGTCGTGCCCACAGCTGCTTGTTGATTCCCATCTCCTATTTGCAGGTCCGCTATGGAAGCGAATCTTTGCCCTGCATTTACCACGACTCCCATAAGTTGTAATAAGGTTTGAGAAGGCTCTTTAAAAGGTAACATCATAAATGAATCTCTAATGTTTCCTCCTGGAGCGTCTACATCTCTGAATTCACCGGGTTGTATTGCTTGTGCATCGTCTCTAATTCTTATTCCTCTTTGTTTAAATCCTGCAGGTAAATTTGATAATGTTCCTGCATCTAATAGTTGTCGTAAAGCAGATGTAGCAGTTCTTGATAAACCGCCAATCATGTGTATTAAACCAAAACCATAAAAACCTAGTCCTGGTAAAAATTTGAAATGAACGAAGTATTGTACTTTTGATTTTTTAGGATCCTCAACTTCGTAGTTTCTTTTAATCGATAAAACTTCTCTAGAATTTTCTTCTATCGTTACAATGTATGGAAGTTTAATTCCAGTCGGCTCACCATCTTCAGGATTAATATCCTCAAAACCTTCTAAGTCTAAATTAACATGACACTCTAATAAATTAAATACATCTTCTTCTCTTCCTTTAGTTCTACCTTCTAATTCATTTTCTTTTCTTTGAACTTCATCTTCATTTAGTTGACCTGGTTTTAATTCTATATCTCTATAGAAACCTGCAACTTGTTGTTTTCTTAATTCATTTTCTGAAATTTTTATTTTATGAATAATTGCTTCCGCATCATCTAATGAGGTAGCTGTATACGGAACAATTAAATCATCAGCAGGTACAAATTTAGATACTGCTCTTTGTAAAACTTCATCATAATAAACTTTTTTAAAAGAAGATCCTGCAAGTGGTAAATAGAATAACATCTGATCAAACTCAGGTTCGTATTCTTTCATTTGATCCATCAACTGATAGTTCATGAAATCTTTAACACGATTTGCTTGTTGTGTTTTTTCTGGAGTAGGGATTCCTAAGATTTGTGTTCGGACTGGTCCATCAGCTGGGAGTAACTCTTTATATGCCAACGCCTGAAACTGAGTAACAGCTTCAGCAAGCACCGGATGAGTGGCACCCGAAGCACCCGAGAATGGTTCCGTCCTGTTTTCATATTTGAATCCTAACAGATCTAAACCTGTTTTGTAAGAGTTTTCCCACTCCTTTCTAGAATTTTTATAATCTTGATAATTTTGAAATAAATTAGAAGATAATTTACCTAATATATCATCTGGTAAATGATCCGCTAAATTAGAATAATGATTTTCACTTCCTGCAACAGAAGCAATTGCAGGATCGTAGTTTATATCTACAGAACCATCTTCGTTTTCTGTTATCTCTACAGGTTCTCCCTGCTCTTGTAATTCTGCTTGTTCTTGTGCTTCAGCTTCAGCAATCTCAACATCAGAAGGTACATTAATTTCTTGCTCTACGTTTGGTAAAGCTTTATCTACGTCTGCCATTTATTTTCTCCGTAAGTTTTACATCTTTAACAGTATTATACGATAAATTCAAGCCCTGAGGATTAGGTCCTCTTTTAGGTGGTGGACCAGATTTTTTTCCATGTTTATATGGTGGTTTAGTCTTCATCAGCGAACTTTTTCATTTCTGCATGAACATCATCCTCAATACCAAAATCAAAATCTTTAATTTTACCGTCTCCATCAGGTCTTGCTGATACTTCTTCATACTCGATATAACCTGTTTCAGGATCTTGTTTAATTTGCATTTCAAATTCTTCATAACCATAATCACCTCTGTCCCTAATTCTTTTAAGTCTAGCTCCACCGGCTCCTTCATATAATTCATAATCACCTAAATCATATCTCATAAATTCATCTGGACTATCCATCTTACCTATTATTTTAGATTCACCCATCATTTTAACTTTATTAATTAAATTAGTTAAATAGTCTGGCATTTGATTTGCTGATCTAGATATTGCTTCAATAGTAGGTTCAACTGTTTTAGATAAAGGCTTTATAAATTTTAGAAATGGAAGTGCTGCTGCAATTGTTACTGCACCTTTTATAAATTTTCTTCTGCCTAAATCTTTTGGTTTTCCACCTTCTGAAAGTTGAACACGGCCACCTCTATTCATATACAATTCATAAGGAGTTCCTGTTACTTCATAAATTTTTTGTTTTACTGTTTCAACTAATCCTTTTCTTGATGCTGCTCTTTCAGATTCTTCTGCCTCTACTGCTGCATCCACTCTTTGTTTACCTTGTTCTAATTTTATTAAATCTTCTTCTGCAATTTCAGGTCTTGGTCTCATAGTCACCAAACCCTCATCTAAAATATCTTGTGAAGCTGCATCAAAAGATCTTTGTTGATTAACTCTTTTTTGAATTTCTTGTTCTTCATCAGTTAGTCGATTGTATTGTCTTAATTTTTGATAAGGTACATCAAGTGCAAAAAGTCTTGCTGCTGTTTCTGGAATAGATTTACCTTCTTTAAGAGCAACACCTGTATCATAGACACCATATGCAGCTCCTGCTAATCCTAAACCTTTTAATGCTGCTTTACCATAACTCTTACTCATAACATCATCTGCAAAACCTTGTAAAAATTCTGCAACATATCTCGAACCTGGAATTGCTTCTGCAGCCAATTGTTTAACTCCTAAAGCTCTTTTGGCCATTCCAATATCACCTTTGTAACTTGCTATTCCTAAATCATTTCTCGCTATCTCCGGCATTACTTTTTTTGCTACATCAACAAATTTAATAACGGGATCTGGAGTTTGTTTATATCCCAATGCTTTAGTTGAAAAAATTCCTTCAGGTACATTGGGTTGAATAGTTACTCCTAGTTCATCTGCTTTATTTAATATCATTTGTACTTTTGGATTTAATGGGTCTGGATTTTTTTCAATAAATTTTTCTGCTGATTCTTTAAAACCACCTGTTCGATTGTAAGGTCCTAAAATTAAATTTCTGTTATAAGGAAAATCTTTCATTTTTCCTTTTTTATAAATATCTCTTTGATGTTCTATTTCAAATATTCCTCTGTTTTTAATATCAACTAAACTTGGTTTAACTTTTATAATATTTCCATTTTTGTCTACAGTGGTAGATAATTGATCCATTAAATTTTTATTTTTTAAAATTAAATCTGGATTTTTTCTTATTGTTTCATTTAATTGTTTTGCAACTAAACTTTGTTGAAAATTTAAATATCTTTCTTTTGGAGTTAATTGTATGTCTTTTCCAATTTTTTCAACTCTACGAGTTCTTCTTCTCTCAGCTTTCTTTGCAAGGTATTCTGTTTTCTTTTGTGGATCAGATTCTCTTATTGCTTTTTGTTTTAATTTTTTTCTTCTGGTAATATTTGCTTGATAAGCTTGAGTAAATCCATCACCCATTTCTGCTTTAACAATTTCTTTTGCTTTTTCAAAATTAGGAATTCTTCCAACTTCTCTTGCATTTAAATTAACAGGTGGAACATAATTCCTATCGTTGACCATTTCTTTTACAATAGTTACGTATTCTTCTAAAGGGAGTTGTGATCCTATAGTTGTACCTTTTGCAAACTTTTCTCGTGTTTTAATTTCAGGTGCAGCAGGTCTTGTTAGGTATTTATATAAAGCTATATTTTCTGATTTAGACATAGCTTATAAACCCATTAAATATGCTAAGCCGCCTCCAGCTTGTTTAGTTCTCGTTACGTTTTTAATCGTATTTAAAACTTCATCAGGGCCCATTCCTTTTTCCATCATTTTAAAAGCTTCATCTAGTGTAGCTAATACTTCTGCTTTTCTTTGCATATTGTCATCAATTAAAATCTTATCAAGTAACTCATCTGTAATACCTGGATATTTTTGTTTTAATTCGAATCGCTCTACCATTTTAGGAGCTAAAGATTTTGCTACATTCATTTCCGCTTCAAGGTCCATATTGGATAATTCTTCTATTTCATCTACACTCATTATTTTTTTATCACCAGACATTTCCATCTCTTCTAATTTTTTTTCTAAAAATTCTTTTCTACCTTTTTCACCTGGTTGTGGATCTAATCTGCCTGCTCTGTAATCTACATACATTGCAGCTTCATATTCTTTTTGTCTTTTCAAAGCTTGTTCTGCTTCTTCAACAGTTCCTTCTGACATCCAAATTTCGCTATCTCCTAACTCTTCTTCATAATCTTTAATTTCATCGTCTGTTAATTTTCTTTTTGGATCAGGGTTTCTTGCTTCAAATTCTTCAAACATTTCTTTTTCTTTTACAGACTTTGGTCTTTCCATTTCGTCAGCAGTTTTAATTGTGCCTTTACCAAATTTTTTATTTAATTGTTTAGCTAAAGCTTGAATACCTTTTGGTAAACTTCCAAGAGCAAAACCAACACGTCCGCCTGATGCATATTCTAAACCATATTTTTCAGCATACTCTTGTCCTGATAAACCTGCGTCTGGATCTTGTGGTATATTTACCGAAGGCATCATTTCTGGTCCCATTAATCCCATTAGTCCCATTGGTCCTACTATTCCTGGTCCTGGTAGTCTAGCTACTTCTTCCTTACTAGGATACATTCTTTCTAAGAATGTATCTCCCATCATATTAACTACTCTATAACCATCAGGAGCAGGTTGACCTGGCGACCAGTTAATTTCTTTTGAATAATCAAAACCTGTGAACATAGGTCCTGTCATATTTGTTGGTGGATTAAAATTAAAAGTATCCATATCATCTTGAGTTATAGCTCTAGGCATCT